CAAGCATAGAAGGCGAAGACACTGACATAGCTCTAAGTTCTTTGATGGACTTACCACCAATACCCTCAGTTGGATCGCTTAAGAAGTCTTCATACTCATCCTCGTAACGATCACCCATGTTGTATTTAATTCGCTCAAAGAAGTTTCTATCTTCTACCTCTTGTATTACAGGGGCAGTTGCGCCATCTTTAGGAGAGCCAAATAGTGTATTTACAGCATCCTCAAAAGTTCTATCTTCTGTAGTAAAGTCTTCTGCAGCAGTCCACAGCTTATTCATAAGTACTTCATCTACTTTTGTATTATTTGTTTCTTCGTAGTTTTTTATATACTTTTGTAATTGAAGCACAGCACCTGCGCCATGCTTTTGTAATAGTTGAATTGCATCAGGAACCTTTAACCCTCTTGCTTGTAAATCATCTAAAGCATTTGTAATAGTATCTGCTTGTTTATTTCTATCATCCAAAGCTTTGTTTCCATAAGTAGCTAACCACTCACGTTGCCTACGCTTGCCATCCTTTAGCTCGTCTCTAAGGGAATCTACCCTATCTGAATAGCCCTGTGCAACCCCTGCTACGGCTCCTAAGAAACTTAAATTAATAGCCATGAGTTATACCCCCTTACTCATTAAGCCCTTGCCCATATCACTAGGCGGCTCTTGTGTAGGCTTATCCATAGCCATCTCATTATCAGGCGTCATCCCTTCTGCTACTTCTTCTTCAGACTCCCGCATATCTTCAAACTTTTCTGTTTCGGGGCTAGTCATAGCTTCCATAGTTTCAGAGATTTTAGCCTCACCTTTAGGTTGGCTTCGCCTTAGCTTTGCTATAACAATGTCTTTAACACGGTCTTTAGCTTCCTGCTCCTTGTTTTCATCGTCAGGGAAGTATTCATCATATTCAATACCCGCCATTTGTGCAATAGAAACAACTTCTTTATGGATTGCAGGGGCAATAATAAGACCAACATCAATACTGTGTATACCATTACCTATAGCCATAGTTATAGTAGTATTGGTGACTACCTCTGCAGGTACGCCAAGTTCCATCATATAAAGCGCACTATCCATAAACTCAGGCTTAGACATCTTCTTTAGATACATACTAAGTGCTTCTGCAGGATCAGCAGTCTCAGGTGGACGCTCCCAAGGATAGTTTCCGGGTTCATCTGTGAGAGATTGACCGGGGATTGGCCCGTTTAAAACTTTACTCATTTTTATTTTAGCCTCTTTTTATTTGCGGTCTTCAATCTCAAATATAAGCGCATCTAACTCTTTATCTGATACGGCTTTTTTACTCTGAAAACCCTCCCAAGTAGACCTCATCTTAGAGCGTTTGCCTTCTTGTGTTTTAAGGTTCTTTATTATTCTATTAGCGTGGTTGTAGAAAACCGTATCTTGCATATTAGCGTCAAACTTAGCGTTAAGATCATAGCCATTCTTATCTACTTCATCTTGTAAAGTACGTCCTACATATTGAAACTTACCTACAGGAGTAGAAAGCGTACCTTTTGGGTTGTTAGCTTTCACAAAGGATGCGTAAGAGCCTTGACCTCTTTTCTTTTGAAATTCTAAGACTTCGCCTATAGTCATCTCAGTAGGTTTAAACTCTTTAAAAGTACTCTTTTGGGCTTGGTCATAGAGAGCGTCATAACCTCCACTACCTGACTCTTTAGAAGTCATTAGCTTTTCAGCTACAGGGCCAAGCCTACCTCTTTGTTTTTTCTCTTCTTGAGTAAGGTAGTTAGCCTCACCTAAAGTATCACCTTTAGGTAAAGACTTCTTAGTCTCTTTTTCAATGTCTGACATAACCACAGCTAAAATATCATTAATACTTTGTCTTTGTTGCTCTTGTGTATCTTCTTGGGACTTTTGTAGTAAATCTAAAGACCTTTGGCTCTCTTCATACAAGGCATCCCCTGCGCCACTCACAGCAAAGTTGGGAGTCTTTCTTTTTTTAGTTTGTGCGCCTAAGCCTCTGCCTTTACCTGCTTCTTCTGCAGCATCTTGTATAACATCAGCGGCTACTTTAGGGCCATCTTTGAGGCTCTCCTCAAATAACTCCATTCGTTCTTTACTTAAAAATTGCATTGTATAATCCTAGTGTTTATTAGGTGCCAAATATGTTTGTACCCTTAACTAAAGCACCGCCTATCTGCCCATACATATTAGCTCTTGCGGCTCTTTCTGTAGCAGCAGCAGCAGCTGCAGCATTAGACGTTGCTGTATTTGATACCATGTCTTGAATAATAACGCTATTAATTCTATCTAAAGAGTTATTATCTGCTTGCCAAGCATAGCTTAACAAATCACGCTCCCTTTGCCACACTTGATCTAATGTACTGGCTGTAAAGGCGTTCTCAGTTTTAGCTAACTGCATGTTAGCATCATTCTGTGCGGCTGTATCAGCAGTGGCTACTGACTGTCTCCACGCTGCATTAGACTGCGCCAAAACTAAAGCATTCTTAGTATTAAACTCATCTCTTGCGTCTGACTGTTCTTTGTTGAACGTAGCTATGGCGTTTTCCTCACTTACGTTAAACTGTTTTATAGCATTAGCTTGAGTAACGTTAAACCTATCGGTAGTAGATTTTAAGTCAGCCATGAATTGATTTGTTTGATTTTCACTAGAAGCATTAAACTGCTTGGCAGCATTAGACGCTGCTGTATCGCTAAGAATTGACTGTTGTATTGACTGCGCCTTAAAGATTTCCACTTGCTGCTCATTAGATAAATTAGCTAAATCCATCTGCAAAAAGTTTCTAGCGTTTTCCACTTGAGCTTGCTGTTGGTTACTTAGATTAGTCATATCCATAGCGGCAAAAGCTGCTGCTTTTTGCAATGTAGCAGCTTGCTTATTAGATAATTCAGCAAGCCCTATAGATGTCATAAGTTCAGAGTTATGTAATTCTTCTCTTTCCTCTGAAGAGAAAGACAAGTTATTAGCTTCCATATACTTAGCAGAATTTAAAACAGCAACTTGTTGTTTATTGTCAATCTGCTTGCCCTGTAAAGATGCTGCAAGATTAGCGTCTGTAGTGTAAGCTTGTTGCTTATTACTAAGATTGGCAAGAGAAACTTGGGTATTATTTAAGCTATCTTGCAGTAACGCTTGCTGACGATTATTAAGATTAAGGTTATTAACCTCTGCATACCTTGCAGCTTCAGCCAAGTTAGCTTGCTGTAAGTTATCAAGATTTTTACCTTGCAAGGAAGCTTTAATTTGAGCAGTGGCTATAACTGCAGCTTGCATGTTGCTTAGATTTTGTGTCTGTAAAGAAAAAGCATTCTGCGAGTTCTGAAGCATAGCTGTCTGTTCAGCAGTAAAGTTCTGCAACTTAACGCCTTGCTGTGCAGCAGCATTGGTTAGAGCTATTTGTTGTTGACGCCCAAGATTGTCTAACTTCATTGAACGGAAAGTATCAGCGTCTTGCATTGCAATAGGTAAAGCAGACTCCATAGCAGCCTGTACAATAGCAGCAGCAGCCATAGATGAGCCACTAAGTCCTCTTGTTGCCATAGCTTCATTAGCAGCCCTCATAGCCCCTGCAGCCCATGAAGGTGTGCCATCATCAAACGAAGCCATCAAGCTAGTAAGTTGGCCTTGTACAGTATCTTGTGCTTCAATCTTACCTTCTTTAAATTCAGCTAGTGTACCGTCATCTATAGTAAAGGCTTCCATCTTTTTAGCGACAGCTACAGCGTCATCCGCTAAACCATCCATCGTCATAGCCTCGGCTGTAGCCATATCTTTTTCAGCTATTTGAGCCGCTTTAGCTATCTCTTCAGTACCTACCGTAGTTTGTGCTGCTAAAATAGCTGAAGGCGCATCAGCTTTAGCTATAGATGTTTTAACTGCCTCTGCACCTTGGCCTTGTGCCGTTGCAAGTTCTTTAGAACCTTCTAATATTACCCTCTTTCCTGCTGCTATATCAGCATCAAAATTAGGGTCCATAGTTGCGCCAACAGGCTTTGCGCCCTCTGACAAAGTACCAACAGCCCCAGTAACATCTTTAGTAACATCGCCATCTGCAGCTTGGACGCCTTCTGTTGTAACTAATGGCGTATCAAATTCTTCTGAAAACTCTTCTGGTGTATATTCTCTTGGTGGCATACCCATTAGTGGCATACCAGTATGATCATAGCCGCCCTCTGTTCCTGAAGTTTTAAACTTACCTGTAGTTGCGTCCCATGAAATTTCTCCGTATAAATCCCGGAACGGCCCAGTTCCTTTAACGCTATCAATCATAGTATTAAAGTCTACACCACCCTCAAGGGCTTGTTTAACTTTATCAGTAGATTGGGTTGCATCATAAGTTTCTGCTGTAATATCCTCAGGAGTATCAGCAGATTCTCCCTCAGTTATAGTTTTTGCAGTTATATCTGTTGTTTTACCTGCATCACCTGTACCCTCTGCAATCTCAGCACCTGTAGTGTCTGGGTCTATCTTAGCCACGGTTGCTGCTTGTGCTAAATCTTCAGGGCTTTTAATTGCAGTACTTACAAGTCTTTGTTGACCCTCTCCCATAGCTGCCAAACTAGCGTTTTGTTGCTCTTTAGTTTTAGCAGAAATTGCATCCCACTGACCTTCAGGAGGTGCGCCCCTTACCCAATCACTATTTGCAGGTACACCGAAACCAGTTGTTGTAGCAGTAAAAGTCTCACCTGTTATAGGGTTATGAAACACTTCAACAGTTTCTTCTGTAGGTACACCCTCTGCAGGGACAGTGAAGCCTTCAGGTAATTCACTAGAGTCAATCGGTATGTAGTCTCTAGGTGCCCCTAATTTAACAGTACCCCTTGCTGATTCTAAAAGGGCATTCATTTTATCTGTTACAGCCTGATCTACTGTCATACCATTTTGAAATCGCAGAAGGGCCACTGAGTCGGCTATATTTACTTCTCCATAAGGAGGAACTAAATCATATTTTTCATCATAAGTATTGCTTTGCATAACCGTTAGAAGTGACTGATTAATATCATAAAGAGCTTTTGTTCTTGCTTCTCCTTTTAATTCAGGGCCGGGAACGTCAGTGTCTTTATTTGCATACAAATCAGCAAGCTCTTGATTGACTACATCTAATTTATCTTGTTGCGGAGAAAAAACTTTAGGACTATCTGTGGTAGGTGGTTGTTCTAAGACAGGATCAGTTTGCAAAATATCCACAGGATCGGGATCGTCCGTGATTCTACGCTCAGGACCACCTATACCAACAAGAGCCGAGGCAGCAGCAGCAAAGTCACCACCACGTCCCTTAGTTCCATCACTTTCTAGTTGTTGTTGATATTCACGTGCTTCTGTTTGAAATGCCTGAAACGCTGGATTGCTTTCTAACTGCTGAGTAAGAGCATCTACCTGTTGTTGATCAGTTTGTAATACAGCATCTAATTCTTGTTCTGCATTAGGATTATCTCTCATATACTTACGCATAGCTGGATAATCACCCTCAGCTATTCCTTTAGATGTAAAGAAAGCTGAATTAGTAGCTTTCATGTTATCTTGTAATGCTTTCATTTTAGATTCAAACTCTGGGATAAAATTATCTGGTTTGCCTCTTTCACCAAACCTTTCCTGCATAGCATTATTAATTTGTTGTTGTTTTTGTTGTTGTTGTTGCATCTGAGCTTGAATGGCATCAGCGTCAGGTTGTTGTGCAACATTTTGTTGTGCAGAAGGTTGTCCTGCACGTATCACAGCGGCAGGTTGTTGCGTAGGAGTATATGAATTTTGTGCAGCATTTGCTTGAGTTTGTGCTGCCAGTTGTTCAGGTGTTATTTGTGTAGCAAACTGCGTAGGTTGTTGATTAGTTGCTGCTGGTCCTAAACTAGCTTGATAGGTAGCACTTTGAGGGTTGCCTGTTCCCATTTGCATTGTTTGTTGTTGCTCATTATATTGCTGCACCTGACTTTTTGATTTGTCATTAAACTGCTGCATCTGCTCTTCTTGTGTAAGTGCCACTATTCAAATCCTTCTTTTAGTCCGTCTAGTATGTCTTGCACACTAACTTTTTTCTTAGCGTTAGGCGTGTACCTGCACATATATGTGTTAGGGCATTCACTAAATTTAAACATAGGGTAGTGATATCCTATTGTACCATTAGGTCCACGGTAAATGCAAACCATTTCTTTTTGTATCTTAACTCTTTTTGCTAAGTGACATTGTACAAACTCAGGTCTACTTAACAGCCCTGCTAATACAAGGGGTAATACAACAAGATTAATCATTTCAACCAATTCCTAGTGCTATCAGATATATGCCCCCACCTAATACACCAATAATTAGTAACGATAGAGTACATATAGCTAAGTTATTCTGTATTTGTCTTTTAGTTTCCATAGCTTTATATATAGTCTCTTCTCGTTCTTTACGTATTTGCCTACGCATCCCTAACATTTCATCGTATGTACCAAGACCAAACCTGTAGTCTAACATAAACTTTATTTCTTTTTCTTTCTCAATCAATGTCTTTTTACGAACAACAATGTCCATTGCTTCTTGTTCAATGTTATCGCTACCGTGGGTCTGCTTGTCTAACCATGTAGGTTTCTTACGTTGTGACTCAGCCCTAGTAATATCAGCTACTGCACCGTACCACTTACCTAGTTGCTGTGATACATCCTGTATCTCTCTACCAGCACCTACTAGCATCTTGACCCCTTTGAAAGCTGCATTGGCTGCAGCAAAAGCTGTGATGGGGTCAATCATTTAATTATTTCTGTGCGTGATTAGTCGTAACCACATTTAATGCTTCCTTGATTGCTTCTACATTAGCATCAATACGTGCTATCATTATGTCATTCTCATGTACTTCACTGGCTAGTCTTGAATTGTCTGTACGTACTTCTGCTATGGTAGACTTGTTGTACTTAATGTCTGACACCATGCCTGACACTGACCAAACAATAGCCGCACCTTGAGCCAATAAAGCACCAACTATTGTTACTACTGTCCAGTTAATATCCATTACATTAAGGCTTCGTAGGCCAGTCACCTGACTCTAAGTTAGGCCAGTTATCATGCGCCGTGATATCGCGCAGCGCCTGACGATAAGTTGTCATAGCGGCATCCATCGTGACATCAGTAAGCGCAAAGTAATCTGTTTCAGCCAGCAGCGTGTTGCGGTGGTCGCGAACAGACTTAGCAATCTTGTCATCATATTCCTGAATTTGGTCTGAAGTTTTATCAACAATAGTCCAGCCAATAACCCACCCGCTATCAGTGCTTTGCGGAATTTCATTCTGCGTCAACCTCTGAGTTCTACCGTTAAAGGTTGGTCTTTCGCTTATAGTCACAGAATGAATGTTATGCTCTGAAAGGATCGCATTAGACAACTGTTTAGGAAAACTTGTTGTAGGATTTTCACGGCGCAAATCTCCTATTGTGTAAGGGAATCTATCAACTTGACCGTTTGTGACTTTGACGAACATTGTATATCCTTTCTGCTCGCAGATTGCGGTAAACTACTTATTAACTAGGTGGCAAAAATTCACCTAAAATGGGATCGTAAACTCCGCCGACCGCAGCGTATCTTCCTTGCGCTGACCCAGTGTAGCTTGTTTGCTTCCATATCCCGCCAAACAAATTCTGACAGAATGAAATTCCCAGCAACTCCTGTTCATCACCGTTATCGTCAATTAGCTCAGTGTTACTAACAACAACAATTCTCAAGACGGTGTTGTTTTCGTCCAATTCCGCAAAGTGCGCCATTAAATCGCCTCCCGAAAGCTACTAAGAGTTCCAAACAACGCATCAGTTAAAATGTCGCATTTTTCTTTTATACGCGAAGGAAGCTGAACTTTATTTTTTACCTGACATAATTTTGGACGTATTGTGTGCATCCCAACCATGTTGTTATCCTCATCGTTCTCCGTGATAACTTGCTCAATCTTTCTAATGTTATGCACAAAATAATCTTGCCCAATAAAATCATACAGTCTGCGCGTGAATTTTTGCGTCTGACTTGTGAGTTCATCATAGGTAAGGAACAAATGATTTTTCGCTCCGCTTTCTATAGCGTACATGACTGAATGGTATGAGTTCATAAGAACATGATTGTCATCAGCGAGAAGCCAGTCATAAATGCCCTCATTCCCCCCCTTTGCAAAATGCACCCTAGCATAAGACGCAACGATTTCATCAACGGGGCGCAGCATAACTATTGCCTTCACATCGTGTGAGATATAGCTCCGCGCCATTTCAATGTTTGGCTGGCTAACCCACGGCCTACACTTATCAATTATAGTCTTGCCTTTAACTTCATTGTAGTAACTTGACACAATATTGCCGATAACATCGCTCTGTATTTTATCTTTTCTGCCAGACGCGACAAGTTGCTCAAGGGCGCTGACCTCGCAAGAAACTTTTGCATCCCACATTATTTGACAGAGGCCAGAGTTCCCCTCAACATGAAAGTTTGGGTTTTGCACCAATATATTAGTCAGAAG